CAATAAACACGCTGCTGTGAAGATGCGGCTTAATCTGATCGACATAAGCAGCGTCTTCCTGCACGGTTTTATCCGGAAATACAACCTTCGCCGCAATCTCACGCCGAACCGGGTTCATCGTCCAGATCGGCCGGTAAAATACGTCGTTATCCTGGCGGGTTTCGTTGCCGATGGCATAATGAACCTTCTTTCTAAGGTTTTGATGAACGATTTCGCCCCAAAATCCAACACAATCCGGCTCGGATTCAAGAGCATTTAAAATCGATAAGACATAGTCATCCGGGACCATGTCATCATCATCGATAAAGCAAACATACTCTCCTTGAGCCGCCTGCAAAAGTTCATGCCGTTTTCGACCGGTCGTTTTCATGCGTCCGTCGATATTAACCAGGATTTCAACGTCTTTGGTCGCTTGCCGCATCAGAATATCCAGCAATTGCACAAACACCGCTTTTCGCTCATATAACGATGGAATCAAGATACTCAGCTTCATGCGGCCCCCTGTGCCTGCGGCTGCGGCTGCGGCTGCGCAGCAGCTTGTCGAAGCCGTGCAATAATGGCGTCTTTATTCGGTAAATCCGAGTATTCCAACAGCAAATCAGGCGGAATCACGCCGTATTTGTCATGGATGCTCATCATCATCGCAAACGCCTTCATGCGGGCGGTTTCCGTCTGTGGGCTTAGAATGACCTTAATGCCGTACTGCGTCACATCCCCGCTGGTCAGGTCCGCAAGCAGCATCCGGATTGCTAATTCACGCAGGGCCTTATCAAAGGTCTGTTTGAGCACAGGATACTGCTGTGCGTAAATCTGTGCGCCCTGAATGCCGTTACGCACCGACTCATAGACCCGGTGCATATCCTCAGGTTGTACCATGTTCCACAGTTCCGGTCCCGGTTGCGGCGGCATTTGCGGGGCCGGCAGCGTTGCTCCAATTCGGGCCTGAAACAGGTCATGGGCCTTTTGCATCATCGCATCGTCGATCAGGTGACTTTCGGTCACAATCGCCCGGACTTCACGTTCCGTATAAACATCGGTGCCGTCCAGAATCGATAACAATTTATTGCCCAATAGCTCCAACGACCATCGGAAGTTTTTGAACACACTGGAATTGGCGGCCTCTCCCTGTTGTTTTTTCAGGTTCAAAACAACACCCGGCTCATCTTTATTGCCCTGGTCATACCCCTGCATGGCGGCATTAACCCCGGAAATCTCCTTTGTGTCCGTACTGGACTGCTGTGCCAAAATTAAATGTCCCTGGCTCAGTTGGTTCGGGGCGATCTTTTCCAGTTCCCCGCCAAATTTACTCTTATCAGCCACATATCCGGGTACCGATCCAAACTGCATCAACTCTTTTTTTGCATCTTCATCCTGAATCTCTTTTGCCAGCCATCCGCTGTTGGTGGTTAAATTCAGCAGACGGGCAACCTGGGTGCGGCGTAGATTTTCTTCATAGTTTAAACTGACAATATCGTCCAAAATGCCGCGTTCGTATTGATCCCGCCAGATCGGGACATACTTGACGCAAGGGAAAAAATTCACGTTTTCGCCATAAGGATTCGGCTTATCTTCCATCAATTGACCGTTGATGAGAATAGATCGATGCAGCTCAAACGTCACGGTTTTTTCCGTATAAAACCGGTCTGATTTTTTCGCCATCGTTTCATATTTTTTAAGATTTTTGGTCAATACCTTGGTTTCACCGGTTTTCGTGTCTCCAAACAGCAACCCCGGAACCGCTTTTTTCCAAAAGCATTGATACACACAATCCCGATAGGTTTTTTCTTCCTCGGTATAAAACTGGCTGTTGCTGGTCGATTCGGCAATATAGTTATCCATCGCCGTCCGACCTTCATACGCAGACTGTTGATATTTGTCATACAGACCGGCCAGCGCCTCCTTATCGGTATAAAGTTTGCGAATCACATATTTTGCCCCGTTGTCCTTATCATCAATGTCATATTCGAGGCAATCCGGGTCCACCAGAACATCGAAAAACCCGTGCGAGGTAAACTGAATTTGACCGTTGGCCGTTTTAGTTCGGTCGATGTCAATAAACAGATAGGACGCCGTCTGGATAATCCCTTTCTGAAACGCATGAAACGCCGCAATATCATACCCGCCCATATCCTGAGCATGTTTAATCACTTCCGATATCACCCGTGCAGCCGATTCAGACCCGCCTTTGCGCGGCACCACGGTAATATCCTGTAGATTGTCCAGATATAACCCGCTGAGTGCCTTGACCGTTGCCAGGCACCGGTTAATCGTAATGGGATCGATTCCCACTTCTTTCCAACGGTCATACTGTTCTTTCGTCCAGTGCTGACCCTGCTCAAACTCCGTACACAGGATGGCCCGCTCTCGCTGGTGTGCGTATTTCGGGCTGTCTTCGGCGTGTGAGATGAAATCCAGACATTGCTGCTGGATTTCCTCACGGTTTATCATTTGGTCAATCGTTGATTCATTCATTATCCGACTCCACACTGAATAAAGCTTGGAACGCTGCTTTTTGATTTCCGCTGCGTCTTGGGTTTGACGTATCGCAATGCAAACAAGCCGTTGACATAGGCGTCCCCGCGGTCCGGACTGCGTCCCAAACGTTCTTTGATATCGTCTTTTGGCTCGATCAAAATTTTACTGTTTCGATATAAATACGTGGGGGTGGTTAATTGTCCTTTTAGCTGGTCATCCTGCCAATGCAGTTCAATATCACCGTCCGCAAACATCTTGGCCGCATTGTCCCAGATTTCCGCCCGGCGATTATAGTATTTCGGATCATCAGACTTATGGCTACTGTTGATAGCGATCACCGTGCGCTTAAGTTCTTTGAGTCGGTCAATCACCCCGCCGCCGACACCGCCTTCATCCACCGCAATCAGGCAATCATCCCGGTCCATGCTCATACGGGCCAGCGTATTGGCGGTAAACATCGTGTCTTTTTGACCGTAAATTTCAGCATCGACAATGTCCGTTTCTTCCATGTCATAAATCACCGTTTCATCGTCACCGTATCGAGCGACGTCACATGTCAGCAACCGCCTTTTTTCCGTTGCAAATTGCAGGCGGTCAATACTGTAAGCGGCTAACAATTGGGCCGATTTAATCAACTGCCCCGCATCATCCGCGATATCCCAAGACCCGTCTAAATACGCTGCCAGAAGCTCAGGACGATGGCTGAACGCATCTTTCAGAGTCTGAATGTACGAATTCGGTAAATGCGGATTATCGCTTGGTAAAGCCTGAATAAATCGATAATTTTCCCTTGGGCTGGTGATAAACTCATCTTTTAACCAGCACTTGGCGGGGTTGGCGGTAAACAATCCTTTATAGGGAAGGTGTTTTCCGTTTATTTTTAGCCGTCGTGAGGCCCGTAAAACAGACACTTCATCTTTCGTGGTTTCTTCGGCCTGGTCAATCGCGATAATCCCATATTCGGCGGAATTAAACTTGTTAATGGACTCACGGCGATCAAGACCGCCAAAATCCATCGCAATCCGATCCCATAACAGGATATGTTTACCGGCCTTTTCCGTCCCGGATTTAATGACATAGTATTCCTCAGGAACCCATTCTTTCCACGTTTCCAAAGTGGTTGCTGTGAAATCAACCGCCTGTTTTCGGCCCATCCACCCAACATGCGGGGGGGTGTGGCTGGGCTTGAGATTAAACATCTCACAGATCATGTAGCAGTACGCCACAACAAACGCGACAAAAAAGACGCTTTTACCGCCCCCTTTGGCGCCGCCGTACATTAAATCCATCACAGACGGATTGCGCATCTCGTTCCAGGCCAGCTTTTGACGCGGGGTCAACGTAATGTCAAACGCTCCGTTATTCATCATCCCCCGGCATTCGTATAATCATCGGCGGCAAAGGATTATCTTTCTGCCCGCCCAGGTTAATATCTGCGTTATCTTTCCACCCAAAGTTTTTCAGGGCAAAAATCGCCCCGGTGGTATTGCCCACCTGTAATTGTTCTTCATATTCCTGCTCAATAAACAATCGAGCACGCTTGACGGTATAGGCGAATTTTTCGACTTTTTCAAGATCATAAAAGCTTTGACGACTCTCATAGCCAAGGTGACGGCATAACCCCGTAATGGTTGGGATGGCAATCGACACGATTTCCTTATTTTGTCCCCGACCCACCACAACCTCTTTTGTTTTGACCCCGTTTTCAAAATAATCATTGATCGCATCCTGCAATTGTTCCGGCGTCTCATATTTCGGCTGTGGACCGCCAAAATGGGGTTTAACTTTTGCCAAAATTTCCTGATGCACGCGCATGTGTGTTTTCATGCCGCGCGGCGTAAACGGCTTCTTACAGATTTCGCACTTAATTTTCTTCGCTTTTTTCGCCATTACGTTGGTTGCTCTCCAACGTTAAGCTGTTTCTCAAGCATTTCCACACGCTCTTTGAGCAAGTGCATTTCATTGACTAAATGCATCAGTTCATTCGGCGGGATGCCTGGATCGCCCTGTGGACCCTGATGACCTGGATACCCCTGCGGACCCATCTTGCCGGGTTCGCCGTCTTTGCCGTCCAGACCGTTGTGTCCGTCTTTGCCTTTAAGGTCCACAAATTCGCCCCAGGAACCATCTTGGTTCTGGAAACGTACTTTTGTTCCCTCCCATTCATGGGCTGGAATATCCCCTTTGGGGCCGGGTAAACCGTCTTTGCCGTCACGTCCGTTTTTGCCGTCCAAACCGTCGCGGCCGTCCTTGCCGTCACGTCCGTTTTTGCCGTCGAAATAATCAACATCCTTTTGCGGGGTATAGCCGTCTTTGCCATTTAGGCCATCGGTGCCATTGCGCCCGGGTAAGCCATCTTTACCGTTAATGCCATCCTTACCGTCGAAATAGTCAATGCCCTTTTGTGGAGTGTATCCATCTTTGCCGTCACGGCCGTCTTTGCCGGCTGGTCCGCGTTCGCCGCGATCCCCTTTGGCGATCACCTCAATGGGTTGTGGGTTATCACCTTCCAGGGCTAATCGGCCTTCGTGCAGGATAATCCGCGACGCGATTTTTTCGGCGATGATTTCTTTTTCTGATTTTTTGCTTCGAATGTTTCGGTGTGCCATGATTATCCATCCCTTAAAAATGTCGGCAGCATGGTCCGGTTTTCAATGCTGAATGTAGCAATCGTGGTATAGACTGTTTGCCCGTCAATCGTTGCCCCGCTCAGCACAACAGCATAATCTTTGCCGCGCTCATAAAATGAGTTTGCGCTTAAATTAATTGTGCATAAATGCACATTGGTTTTTGAATCAAAATTCCGCGTATCCATAACGCCGGTGGGGATTTCAGCTTCGCTTGTCCCGTTGTTTTTATAGACATAAACAGTTCCCGCAGCGCTTGGCACGGCATTTGTTCGCCAGATAAAATAAACCGTTTCGCCGGTTTTGTAATCCCCCACGTACCCGGCAGCGATAACTGGACTAAACGCGGAAACCTTACTAATCGCCGTGTTGTCTGTGAATAGCGAATCATAGACATTGGCCGGGTACACCGTGAACACCTCACAAAACGGCAGGATCGTCTCGGTCAGGTACCCGCCCGACACAGCATCACAGAATTGCAGTTGCAGTTGACCGGCGGTATCGACGTTCGACGCCGTCAGCGTCAGTGTCGCCATCCCATAACCGGTCAGATTGATATTATTATTTCCGCCTGTTTTGGTCAACGTCAACGTACTTTCGGATGACCCTTTTATCAACCGACAAACAATGTCGTTTGGGTCGAAATCGTCATTGTCAGACAATATGGTTTTTCCGTCGGCCCAATCCACCAACGGGCCCACCAGTACCGTTGCCGCGGTATCTTCTTTGAGGGACAGGCCCAATACAGACCCAGACAACAATAAAACGGCGGCAAGGACAGCGTGTCTCATCGGCCACCTCCGTTTAATCGATAGTACTGCTGGATGGCCCCGCTGTGCCAAAGCCGATGCGGCGGCTGCCAGAGTACATGATCGCCGCTGCTAAAGGTGCCGGTCAGCGATAACTTTGAATCGGTGACAGTGGTTCCGGTGCCCTCGTTAAGCTGGTAGAAGACATCGGAATAGGCCCACAACCCGAATACGCTTTCTCCGCCCACGCCGGGCCCCGCTGTCCGCTCAAACCACCCCTGTACCATATCGCCGGCATCGGTGGGATTATCAATCCCGGAAAAGAATCGCAGGGCGTCAATCTCATATTTGTAGCCAGTGCCGACAATCAAATCTTCACTGTTGGAATAATCGCTTAATCCGGTTGAATCGTAGGTTTGACTCGCCCATCCGGCCAGCTTCACATACACTTCAATGTCGCCTGCGTCGTAATTAAACGCAAATTCAACCTCATGCCATACTCCTGTATCGCAGCGAAACGGTGTTCGAAACCGCTGTACACCACCACTGGCATCGTACAAATACAGGGTTGGTTTACCGGACACAATGCCGATTTCCCACCCCTTCCCGGTGCCACGCTTATCCATCAGTCCGGCGAACGGCTGGCGTGTCTTAATCCAGAAATCAATCGCCCATCCATCGGTTATGTCATACTTAGCATGATCGGCAAATGTCACATACCCATCCCCGTCAAACGTCAGTGAATCGTCTGTGAAAGCAATCACATTGACATCCACCACAACGGAATTGGAGTCATTTACCCCGTCATTGGCTTTGAAATAAAAGGAGTCCATCCCCAGGGTGCCGGACACAAACGAGAGGGTGTTATTTCCCCATCCGCTCAGCGTGTACGGGACCGAGGTAATCCGGGCATTGCCCGCATACGGGTCCATCAGGTTGGCGTCGGACGGCAGTTGTGTAATGATGTATCGCAGGGCACCCGGTGGGTCGGGTTCGCCTTCGTCGAGGGCTTCCAGCGTAATCCATGACTCCACGCACTCATATACCGTCTCATCGCCTGCGTAAGCCGTAGGGGCCTCATACATGCAGTAAGGGTCTCCGTACAGCCATTGGTCAACAAAGATGATTAAATCGTTCACATCGACAATATCATCCTGGTTAAAATCACAATTTGGGTCGGCGATATTCGGGTCCTCGGCCAGCCAATCAGCAGCGAACATCGAAAAATCAAGAAGGTTGACGATGCAGTCTTGATTGAGGTTGGCAGAGATAAGCTTCACAGGAACATTGTCAATAATCGTAGAAGCCCCTGGCTGAGGCGAAACATTTATCAGTTTTATATTAGAATTACTACTTCCAGCAGTCACCATGACCTGCATACCGTCCCCTTCTTCCATTGCAAATGTTGCCCCCCCTAATTCACCTGAAA